AGGAGCAGGATTAGTAAACTTCGGTCAAAAAACTAGAGCAAGAAACGCAAGTGCTTTAGATAGAATCAACGTAGCACGTTTAGTAATTTACTTAAGATCACAACTTAAGAAACTAGCTAAACCATATATCTTTGAACCAAATGATAAGATTACACGTGATGAAATCAAGGCACAAGTTGATAGTTTAATGTTAGAGCTTGTATCACAAAGAGCATTATATGACTTCTTAGTTGTGTGTGACGAATCAAACAACACACCATCTAGAATTGATAGAAATGAACTTTATGTAGATATTGCGATAGAACCAGTAAAAGCTGTGGAGTTTATATACATTCCATTGAGACTTAAAAATACTGGAGAAATAGCAGGACTATAAACGGATAAATAAAAGTAATAGGAGCATATAGAATGGCAATTTCAACACTTTCAAAGTTAACAGTACCCTTAGATAGTAACGCAAGTGCATCTAACCAAGGGTTATTGATGCCAAAATTAGCATACCGCTTTAGGGTATCGCTAGAAAATTTTGGTGTATCAAGTCCAACAACTGAACTAACAAAGCAGGTAATGGACATAACTAGACCAAACGTAACTTTCGATCAAATGACTGTTGATATTTACAACTCAAGAGTATACCTAGCAGGTAAACATACTTGGGAACCTATTACAATTACTTTACGTGAAGATGTAAGCAACAACGTACAAAAATTTGTTGGTGAACAATTACAGAAACAGTTAGACTTCTTTGAAATGTCAAGTGCGGCGTCAGGAAGCGATTATAAATTCGTTACCAGAATGGAAATACTCGATGGTGGTAACGGTGCTAATGCTCCAACAGTACTTGAAACATTTGAATTATACGGATGTTATGTTGAGAGTGCTAACTATAATACTTTAAACTATGCTGAATCAGCACCAGTTACTGTAACATTAACAGTAAGATACGACAATGCTATACAAACACCACAAGGTACAGGTATAGGAACAGCAATTGGTAGAACAGTTAACACAGCAATTACAGGCGGTGGTAACGGTTAATAGTTAATAAAATAAATTAAAATTAAAGGGCCTTCCGAGGCCCTTTTTTTATGACCAAAAACTAAATACCTGTACATAGCAAAGAAAATTCTAAAGGAGATTCCATTGAGTAATAGATTTCATTTGGCCGTCGAGGGTGGCGACCTTTCAACAACCGTTCCCTGGTATCAAAAGGTTTTAGGTTGTAAACTAGACATGGCAGAAGAAGGAAAATGGCAGGACATAGATTTTTGGGGTAACGAATTAACCTTACACGAAACAACACCGAGACAAGGCAAAGGTCCTGAAAGAGAAAGACACAGCGTAGACATGGGCGAAGTGTGTGTTCCACACTTTGGTATACATTTAGCATATGATGATTTTCAAGTCGTAAAAGAAAGTGTAGAAGCTAACGGTGGTTTTTTGGACACGCCTTACATAAGATTTGAAGGAACAGATTACCAGCAAGAAACGTTTTTTGTAGAAGATCCCAACTTTAATGTGCTAGAAATAAAGTCTATGGCTAAAGATAATCCATTAGATTTTGAAGTTCACGGAGTAGGTTGCTAATCTTATTATATACGTAGTTAATTACTAAGGCTAAATATTAGTATGGCAAACTTTTTAAATGGATTTTTAGACAACATTGTATCAGGGGCTTTGAACCCAAAGGGTACTCTTGCTGACTACCAACATGGTGCTAGACTTTACGTTGACGATAGTCACAGACTATCACCTAAAGTAAAATTTCTATATCACGTTTCAATAGACATTAATAGAGAAGCGGCGTCTATAATTCCGCAATTAGGAGCCAAACATATCAATGAACTTAATATGCTTGTTAAGTCAGTTGACCTTCCAAGATATAATGTACAAACTGATGTAAAGCATCAGTATAATAGAAAAAGAATAGTACAAAAACGTATTGACTATCAACCAATTACAGTAACTTTTCATGATGATGCTTTTGGTGTAACAACAGCATTGTGGGAAGCATATTATAGATATTATTATAGGGACGGGCAATACGCAAAAGTTATGCCGGCAGGAGCTCCTGATCCTTCAGTACCAGAATATCACAATCATGGTGCTTACAATAGAGGAGCTACATATGGTCAAACAATGTACAGATACGGTTTTGACAATGACAGCTTTGCTCCTTTCTTTAATAACATTACAATATATCAGCTGTCGAGAAAAAGATACACAGCTATGACATTGATTAATCCCATCATAGCATCTTGGTCACATGATTCATTAGACAATAGTGCTGGTGCTGAGACGGTTGCTAACCAGATGGTATTGGAATATGAAACAGTTCATTATAGTAGAGGACCAATTGGAAAAGCAGGACCAAAAGGTTTTGCTGAAGAACATTACGATAAAAGTCCAAGTCCTATTTCATTATCAGGTGGTGGAGCAGGTAGCCTATTAGGTGCTGGCGGTGTATTGGCTGGAGCAGGTTCTGTACTTGCTGATATACAAGGTGGTAATGTTAGTTTTGGAACTGTTTTACGTGCGGCGAATTCAATACAAAATTTAGGTAGTCTTTCAAAAGCTGGTATAGGACAAGAACTTATAGGTGAAGGATTAGATGCCATTGGACAAACAACAGGTATCGATGTCAGCGGTGTTGCGGGTGTAGCATTTCCAAAAGGCGGAAGTGGTGGTCTTGGCGGAGGAAAAACTTTAGCACTTGCTGGTTTAGCAGTGGCTGGAGCAAAAGCCTTTAACAACATGTCATCAAGCGGAGCTTCTACTTCTAAGGCATCACCAGATGCTAGTGGTACAAACGGACCCGGATATGATGATCCTAATTACATAGGACCATAGGAAATACAATGAGTGAAACAAATTTACCAAGAAAACCAGATGAAAGAGATTCTGGAGTAGTTGTAAAAAGATATTTCAACACCTTCTATGGAAAAGAACTTGCTTTTCCAAGTAATGATGTTGATGCTGTTATTGGATTTTTAGAAAACAAAGGATTTGATAAATCTGCGGCACTCAGCACAGGAACAATTTTATTAAAACAAGCAAAACTTGACGGAATAAAAGTATTTGAATTATTAGATACCCTTAAAGGTTTAGATAAACTTCAATTAAGTTATACCGTTACACAGGTATTAAATTTCAATAGACAAAAAATAAGCACTCTTGGATACAGAGTGACTGATACACGCAAGCCGACAGAATCAAGAAACATCATGGGGTAACCAATGAAGCGTTGGGCTCAGGGTAAGTACTCACTTAAAAATCCAGACAAGTATGTAGGAAATAAAAGTCCAACTTATAGGTCAAGTTGGGAATTCCATTTTATGAAGTTTTGTGATGAGAATCCAGCAATAGCATCATGGGCAAGTGAAGCAATAAAAATACCATTCAGAAGTCCTTTGACAGGTAAGCCAACAGTATATGTGCCTGATTTTTTTATTCAATATAAAGACAAAAAAGGTAGAGCAAGAGTAGAGCTAATAGAAATTAAACCAAGCTCACAAGCGATGCGTGAAAATATAGGAAAAAATAAACAAAATCAAGCGTCATATGTATTGAATATGGCAAAATGGGAAGCCGCAAGTAAATACTGTAAGTCTAAAGGCATTAGATTCCGTGTGATTACAGAAATGGAATTGTTTCACCAGGGCAAACGTAAGTGATAAATAATAGTAGCATATAATGGATTCGAGCTATGAGTAAAAAATTAGAAGAACTGCTAGATTTACCAGATTCAAAAGAAATAATCAAGCAGGAAAAAGATAAAGAAAAACACGAAGTCATTCAACAGCAGAATGATACATTGCGTGACATAGCAGAAATGGATAAAATTTCTGCCGCTTTACCACAAGTCAAAGGCTTGGGAGAAATGGCAGATAAAGAACTAAACGAAGTAGCAGATAAATCCATGGAAGCATACGAAGATTTAATGGACTTAGGCATGAATGTTGAATCAAGATATTCAGGAAGAGTATTTGAAGTAGCTGGTCAAATGCTAAAAACAAATTTAGATTCCAAAGTAGCAAAACTAGATAAGAAACTTAAAATGGTTGAATTACAATTACGCAAAGAAAAACTTGATAAAGATGGTAAACCTGATGGTGACTCTATCGTACAAGGAGAAGGCTATATAGTTACAGACCGTAATAGTTTGCTGGAAAAACTAAAGAATATGGATAAATAATTTATAAGGACGGGAATATGTTTGAAAAATACCTAACAGAAGCAAAAAAAGAGTACAAATTTTCAATTGGTGTAGCAGGAGAGCTACCAGAAGGCTTTGCTGATTCTATGGAAACAGCATTACAACGTTTTAATGTTGTATCAATGAGTCCTGGTAAAAAAACTCCTATACAGGAAAAACCACTGGATTTTCCACAACTTTCAAACAGCGAAGTTACATACTATGAAGCAACACTGACATATCCAACAACACCACAAGTATTGTCAGAATACATTCCACAGTGCACAGACATTGAGAGAGCTCATATTATCGTACGCACTGAGAATGATCCTGCTATAGAGTACCAATCACAAAAAGAAGAAAATCCATATCAGCCAAAACTAGATACAGAAGATATGGGCCAAGCTGTACCCAACGCACAAGAAACTGTTGGTGGTGAAAGAGTTATGAGTCTTTTGAAAGAATTAGAAACAGCAAGAAAAGAAACAGAAAACAGTCCAATAGCTGATGTTAAACCAGCACCGGAGAGCAAAGACATTAGCGACACTATTGGCACTAAATCACCGATAGGGAGTAAGTAATATGAATATGAAAGATATGATTCAGCAGATGACAGACATCGAGGCTGAAGAAAAAACAAAAAAACAGCCAATCAATGAAGCGGCATCAATGAACATTTCGATGACTGCTGACGATGCTGGACAAGTTGGACAATTGATGTCAATGATGAGAAACGCAGGAATGGCTCCTAAGCCAGTAGGCGGAGACATGCCAATGCCAATGAGACATGACATTGAAAAATTTAGACAAGCAGTAGATGCGAAATATGATGATCCAAAGATTCCAGGCAAAGACGATGTGCCAGGAGACCAAGACCTTAAAGCAGGAGTGCTTGGAACTTTAGGTGGCGCCGCTTTAGGAAACTTGGGAGGAGCCGCATCAGGGTTATCTTCAAAATTGGCCGACCTTGGAACAAAGGCCGCAGGAAAACTAGGATTAGGTAAAATGGGAACAGATATTTTATCTAAAGCTGGACAGTATGCTCCAGCAATAGCAGGTGCTTATGCTGGTGATAAGTTGACCGGTGATAGCGTTGACAACGAAGTTGAAGGATACGCTAACGCTCCAGATGAAGATTATGCTCCATACACAGATGTTATTAAAACAGGAAACGATCTTAATAAATCTAAAAAATCTTATCCAAAGGTAGCAGGTGGTGATAATCCAATGAACCTAGCAGATAAAATCAAAGAAGAGCTATCTACACTTTACAAAGAATACAAAGGTTAATCAATGAAGATGCGTGAACTTTTAAATAAGTTGGACGCTATTGACACGCCAGTCAATGAAGCCGCTTCTATGAACATCAACATGACAGCAGATGATTGTAACGAAGTTGGCGAACTAATGAAACTAATGTCCAACGCTGGACTTACTACAAAATCATTATCAGCCGCAAAAAAAGATGATCCAAAAATTCCTGGAAAAGATGATGTTGAAGGTGATAAAGATCTTCAAGCAGGTTTAATTGGAGGTATTGGAGGATCATTAGGTGGTAGTGCTTTAGGAACAGCTTTAGGCGGTCCAATAGGCGGTATAGTTGGTAGTATAGCCGGCGGAGCACTTGGCGATAAACTAACCGGTGACGGTATAATATAATTCCCCCCAAAACTTTGCGAATCAAATAGGCTCTCCGGAGCCTATTTTTTTGAGTAAATAGTTTACTATGGTTAAAAGTTTAGATGGCGTTTTAACAAAAAAAGCCAACACAAGAGAAACATTTACAGAAGAGCAGATAGCTGATCTACAGGCTTGTGCTGACCCAAAAAATGGATATCTGTATTTTTGTCAAAAATTTTTTAACATTCAACATCCTGTTGAAGGAAAGATGTTGTTCGAACCATATACATATCAACAAAAACTCTTAAACAGTTATCACGAACATAGATTTAACATTAACATGTTGCCAAGGCAAAGCGGTAAAACTACAACTGCCGCCGGATATCTATTATGGTTTGCTATGTTTCATCCTGATCAAACTATACTTATAGCGGCACACAAATACACAGGTGCCCAAGAGATCATGCAGAGAATTAGATACGGTTATGAATTATGTCCTGACTTTATAAGAGCAGGAGTTGTCAATTACAACAAAGGATCAATGGAGTTTGAAAATGGTAGTAGAATTGTTAGTGCTACAACTACTGGAAATACTGGTAGGGGTATGTCTATTAGTTTACTTTATTGTGATGAGTTCGCGTTCGTAAGTCCAACCATTGCTGATGAATTTTGGACTTCTATATCTCCAACACTGGCAA